GAACAGTAGAGACACTTATCAATTAATAGATATGCACACTTCCCTTGTAGATTTGAACACAACTGTTGCAGATAGAGATAATTTTGTAAATTCTTATCATACACATCATGATGTTGTGCAATACACACTGGATAATTGGGTGTATACTTATAATGGTCAGACTGAAATATGTCAGAATATGTCTACTGGGGAACAAGAAAGTGGTTATACAGCTTATATCTTATGCCTAAATAATATGTAGAGACATCATGATTTTGGTATTGCAATGGGTAGAAATTTAAAAGGAAATGAAGTTATTGATTTGATAACTCGTAAAGTTGAGTTAAAAAAAGCTTTACGCAATGCAAAACTAAAAGAAGATAAAGATCAAATCAGAACAATCAGTAAAAAAATGGCAAAATTAGATACTGATTTACACTCTCGACCACTCTCAAAAACATAAATAACAGTATTACCACACAATTTAGGGGAAACACAAATGGGACACTGGGCAACAGAAATCACTGATCACACAGATAGACTGGTGACACTGAACACTACCAAAACACAACTTGATGGATTAGTAACCTTTTTCACAAACTTACCTGCTGGGACAACCAAAGAAGAATTGTCAACAGCACTTGTTAATTCTACTAATAGGAATGACCCAAGTTTTTCAGATGCAAGGGATGAAGAGGAAGGAAGTTATGAGACTTGGGATGCAGATCAGGCCGCAGTTGATGCACATATAGCTGCAAAGGTTAACTAAATTTACTACAGCACAGACTGAAATTGTTGCAGAAATTACTGCTGTTACGAACTTGAAGACTTTAGCAGAAGCAAAAGAGGCAGGCACTGCCGATCCAGCTGCAGAGCATAAACCTTTTTAATCATAAATAGTAGACAGACACATAAAAAGCGTGTATAATCTACTATTATGGCAGCGAAAAATCTACATTTAGAACATCTAGAAGACGAGATCATCAATCAAGGTATTGATGGTGGTCGTGGGTCTATATTCTTTCTACAAGGTCTTAGAGACATGTTAAAGGGTAAAACCAATGACAAAGTTAATATGACGGTCAAATGGGACGGAGCTCCAGCTCTTTTCGTTGGAAAACATCCCGAAACCAACCAATTCTTTGTAGCAAAGAAATCTCTATTCAATAAAGAACCTTTGTTCTATACATCCGAACAACAGATCAAAGATGCAAAAGAGTTAAGTGGTGATCTTGAATCTAAATTCTTAGACGCATTCAAATACCTTTCAAAACTATCTTTTAAAAACATCCTTCAAGGGGACTTAATGTTCACCAAGAGTGATAAGGGAACAAAAAAGGTAGATGGTATAAACTGTATCACTTTTCAACCCAACACTATTTTCTATGCAGTCGATGCTAATTCTGCATTAGGAAAACAAATTGCAGCTGCAAATTTTGGTATAGTGTTTCACACTACTTACAGTGGATCAACAATCGATGGATTGTCTGCATCATTTGGTGCAAACATTAAAGGGTTAGGACACAGTTCAGATGTATGGGTTGATGATGCAACTTATAAAGATATGAGTGGAAACGCATCCATGACTGCAAAAGAGACACTTAAATTAACTCAAGAATTAACGACAGTGGGTAAAGCATTCCATGGTATCACAGCAAAAGACTTAGGTAAGTTTAGAGAACTTCAAAGTATGATAACCACAAAAGGAGCTGGTGCATCATATAAGACATACATAAACACACAAATTAGAAGTGGTAGTTTTAAACCCACAGCAGATGGTTATCTTCAACACTTTGAATCTTANTGGGCAGATAAGGTAGTTGCAAAGGTTAAGATGCAGAAGACAAAAGAAATTAAACAAGAGATTGGTGAACAGATTTATAATGATTTGAGAGGTCTTAAAAAATTCTTAACAAATCTGACAGTCTTTCAATCACATATTGTTAGTGCAAAACAGATTATTGTCACTGCTCTAAATAGAGTTAAGTCTGTAGGAACATTTAATAAAACTGATAAAGGATTTGTTGCAGTAAATCCTGAGGGATATGTTGCAATAAACTTACAATCAGGTAAAGCAGTTAAACTCGTAGACAGAATGGAGTTTGCATATAATAACTTCACTGCAGCTAAGGCATGGGATAAGTGATGAAACAATTTAGTAAGTTTTTAACCGAAGGAAAAGATAAAGGTGCAGTGTTTACTTTTGGTAGATTCAATCCACCAACAGTCGGACATGGAAAACTCGTTGATAAACTACTCAGAGCAACTAAAGGTGGATACAAACCTGTTATCTATACCTCACACACCGAAGACCCAAGAAAAAATCCACTGAAATATAAAGACAAGATTAAATGGCTACGCAAATTCTTTAATAAAGTGACAGTTGTTAACACTACCGCAAGAACAATATTTGATATTGTTACAGATTTATACGATAAAGGATATACTCATATCCGTATGATTGTAGGTTCAGACAGAGTTGGAGAGTTTGATAAACTTATTAACACTTACAATGGTAAATACGGAAGACATGGACACTACAATTTCACAAAAATAGAGGTTATCTCAGCAGGTGAACGCGATCCTGATGCAGATGATGTCAGTGGAATGAGTGCATCAAAGATGAGAATGTTTGCAGATAAGGGTGATTTTGACCAGTTTGCTACAGGTGTTCCATCTAAGAATAAAAAAGATGCCGAAGGTCTATGGAAAGATGTTCGAAAAGGAATGGGAATCCGTGAAGAGACTATACCTGATTACATTTTTGAAGACTTAATTACAGAAGGTGTTTATGACTCAGGAATCTTTAAAGCAGTCTTTTTAATGGGTGGGCCAGGCAGTGGTAAATCTGCTGTGGTCAAAGAGTTAGGACTAAAAGCATTAGGACTTAAATTGGTTAATACTGATTCTGCATTTGAGGCAGGATTAAAGAAAGCAGGTCATTCTCTTGATTTAAGAACAATGGATGCAGATATTAGAGACCCTATTCGTAAGAAAGCAAAGAGAATGACAGGTAAAAGCTTAGATCATTATATCCTAGGTAGACTTGGTTTAATCTTTGACACCACCAGTGCAAAATCATCTAAGATTAAAGCATATAAACATAATTTAGACCAACTTGGATATGAATCTAAAATGATTTATGTAAGAACTTCTCTTGCAAATGCACAAGCAAGAAATCAAGAAAGAGCAAGAAAACTTCCCGAAAAAATAGTTCAAAAGGACTGGGAAGATGCACAAAAAAATGCAAATTATTTTAAAGGAATGTTTGGTGCAGATTTCGTTGAGATATTGAATGATGACACTTTTGTATCTTTAAAGAAAAAGGCCTCTGCACTCTATAGTAGAATGTTAGGATGGTCTACAAAATTCCCAGCAAACAAAAAAGCTCTTATATGGAAACAACGAGAGTTAATGCAGAAAAAACATAAATAGTATTATGTCCCAAATAGAAAAAATCAGAGATAAAGTCAGAGATATTCAAGAAGATGATATTGATGTCGTTTTTAAAAGGTATCCTCTAAAATCTCCTGCTCATCCAACCACATTTAAAGGTTTACTAGAAGGTGCCGCTGACGCAGCTTTGCTCAAAGCAAAACAAGCAGACGAGATAGAAAAACAAAAAGACAAACAAGAAAAAGAAGTCGAAGCACTTAAAGATCGTCATGAAAGAGAAACCGATAGACAAGCAGGTCTTGATGCAAAAGAAACCGAAGATGATGCAATAAGAAAACAAAGGGATGCAGATAGAAAAGCATCTGAGAAGGCAAACAAAAGTGAATCACTTGAAGAAACGCCTGTAGTTCTTCCAACTTCTGCAGCTGCAGATAGAATGATTGCTGACAAGATGTTAGATATGTTAAAGAAAGTTAATTTTCAGAAAAAAGTAAAACTGGCAAAAGAATTTGGTATTAAACTTTCTAAAAGAGGGAAGTCTTTTCAATTAGAAGGTGTAACAGAAAGAGTTCAACCAAACCCAAAAGACTGGCAAGGTCGTGCTACTATATCAAGGAATGCTAGAAAGGATTTTTGGAAAAGTTTAAAGAAGAGAAAGAAAGAAGAATTTGAAAACCAATTAAAAACTTGGGAAGTTGACGAAGATAGAAATTACAGGAAAGAGTATGATAATTATCACTCAGACCCTAAACAGATTGCACGGCGATCTAAACGAAATGAAGCACGAAGATCGTTAAAGAATAGAAAGGATATTGAAGGAAAAGATGTTCATCATAAGGATAATAATCCAATGAATAACGATAAATCTAATCTTTCTATTGTATCACAACACTTTAACAGAAGAGAACCAAGGTTAAGAGAAGGTGTTGATGGTGATGCAATGATTGATCTTATGCAAAAGTATCTTAACACAAAGAATAAGAAAGAAAAAAAGACCCTATTAAAACAAATCAATAAATATCAAAAGAAATTAGGTCTTAAAG